CACTATACATAGGCATAGGTCTAGCCATCTTACAATCAAAGAAAGCATCCATAAGGAACTGCTGCCCATTAGCCGCAGATCCTACAGCTGTTGTACGCTCAATAGGAGGCGTATCAACAATGAACTCATCATTTAATAGGGGTAATGATGTGAAATTCTGAGAATAATGCCATGGATCAATCGTACCGGCAGAAGTAGAACGGAACAAACCTGTAATTTGACTTGGTTTATAACGGTACTCAGCCCAACGCTCTTGATAACCAAAAACATCATCGTCAGTTGATGTACCAGTAACATAAATTTCCTTGTTAAGAACAGCTTGCTCACCCAAATGAGCAAATACAGGGAAATAAAAATCGTATCGTGTTTCACGAGACCACATACGTGGTAAACCTTGCTGATAAGTTAAATCAGCACGAACATTAACTAATCCGATAATATATCCATGTTCTTGAGCATGATACGTAAAACCATGTCCCTGAGCCAATGCAGTACCCATAGCGGCCAAGTTACCAAGCGGAGTATCACCACCAGAAATCGCTGTAGCAGAAGTCTGAGCAATCGGATTAACGTTAACATAAGTAGAACCTCCACCAATATATTCAGGACGTTGTAAACGATAATCTTGTGGAGTTACACCAAAATGAGCACGTAATAACTCTGTATAACGAGTACCACCACGAGCATCACGTTCTAACAAACGTTGAATTTGGAAAGACTGACGAATCTGATTAATAGTTGCAGCAGTAGCTTGCGACAAATCAGCATATAAAGAACCCTCAGGATCATAATTAGCATAAGTAGTACTTACATCAGATTCCAAACGACCATTAGTAAAATCAGCATTACCAGTAGGATGATTGGTATTAGTACCCTGATTCTTCCAAATACCACCAGTAGCATTAGACTCACGCAAAATAGGAGCTGTACTGCCTAAAGGCAAAGTTACAGCATCACCTTTTTGAGGCCAAGGCAAAGCACCAGTAAAATAATCTTTACGCTTACCACGACGTAAAAGAGTGTAATCAGAAACATCATCTCCACTATCACCAGTATTAACAGTTACAGAATCTTGCAAGTTTTCGTCGCGGAACCAGGTATTGAAAATAAGGTTATAGCACCTTAAGGGTAACGCATTATGCGTAACCGTATTAGAACCAGTAATCTGGCCAGCCGTAGGCAAACCAAAATGGTCAAAAATAGAACCAACTGCATAACCACCTGCAGATGAAGTAATCTGAGGTACAACATAATCAATTGAATCACCTGGATTCTGTTGTTCACCCATAAACTTAACCCAATTAGTCCAAACTAATCGGTTAGGAACAAAAAAGAAAAATGTATCCAAATGAAGATTATCCATCACTGGAAACAATGGCGTAGCCAAACGAGCAAACATAGTTGCTTTAACATTGTGCATATCGCCTGGAAGGACTTCATCACAATAAATAGGAACTAAATAACCACCATCAAATGTGGTCTTATGAGCATATTGCGTATCGAACGAAGAACGCGGAATTTCCGCTTTCGGAACCATAGCAAAAGAATGACTACTTACTGACTTATTGCGATGCATAATTAAACTCCCGAAGTATTCCGAGCTATTTGTTTCCAAATAGCCCGGTTATTAAAAAACTTACTCAGTACGAATCTTAACTTGCTTTCCCAAACAAATCTGTTTAGGTTGAGCAAGTAAATCAAAACCACCGGTGTTATCGTCATAAACACCTAAATAATATAAATCAAAATCATCTGGATGAACAAACATCTGGTTATCAGGATTATCCCTATTAATCTCGTCACTAAATTGACGAATAGCTACACCTTCAGTAGCTACAAAAACTGGACGACCGTAAGCGTCCGCAGCACGGTCACGAATAGAAACAATACACATCTTCATAAAAACTCCTAATCAATAGTACGTTTTAAAAGCGATAACTTAGCCAAAGCGACTTTTTCCTTTATAGCCAAACGCTCTAAAGTGTTATCTTCATGCCGAGAACGACCTTCAATTTCCCTAGCAAACTGAATCATATCAAATTCTTCAGGAAACATCTCTTTATATTTATTATCATAAAAACGAGGAGGTCTACATTTAGACCCACGAATAACCACATGATCATGTGGATAAACATCATCTTTATACTTATCAAACCATGCCTGGCCAATACCAGGCTTCAAAGACATCTTATTAAACTCTGGTGTCCTCTGAATAACTTCACCAGATTCCAGATCCGTATAAATATTAGCCCACTTCCATTCATCTGAAGAAAAATCCGACTTAACGGCTTTTTTCATAATATATCTTGCAGTATAAGCAGCAGATTCAAAAGTGAGAGTACCAACAGTAGAATAGCCATGCGGCCATAATTCTTCAAGTATTTTTGACGTATATATGTTAGACCCAGACGCCGTTCTTTTAAAAAAGACTTTATCTTGAAAATCAAGACCAAAGATACAAGCGTGGAAATGAGGGCGATCAAAAGTTTCTCCATATTCTCCTGCCATATAAAAACGAATTTTCTTACCTTTAAAACGCTTTCTTAAACGTTTCATAAAAAGCTGAAAATCCTCATAATGAAGTGAGAAATCTTTAGGACAACTCAAATTATTATAAGTAAGAGTCAAAAAACAATTATCTGTATGCATTTGTGCCTCATGCATACAACGAACCGCCCACTGACGTGAGCGTTCAAGGCGACAACCAACACAACGACCACACGGAAGTGACAAAGTACGTTCCGCTTCGCTATCGTTCTTAAACGATATCGACCGCATCAACTTATCACCTTGCCACCAACTTGTCATATATGCAGTTAGTGGATGATAACAAGCCATTAAAGTCTAAAACCACCACGCTGTGGTGAAGTACGCATATTAATAGCTTTAGTTTTAGATACACCACGGCGAAACTTCTTGGCAGCAGTATTCTTGTTCATTGGCTTTCTATAAAGACTCATTTCGTAGCACTCCGTAGTTAGTAAAAAGTGGTAATTGGTGTCACCTAGCACAGTTACATCAAGTAGAGTAACTGTGCTGGATTCAGTTTACACTGAATCCTTAGGTGTTTCTACTGCAGAAACGATTGGTGCAGCCACTGGCTCACCATCAATAAGACCAAGCTGAATAGCCTCATCACGATTCTGCTCATTTTCTAAAAAATTCAGCAAAGCGTTAGGATCATGGTCAAACTTCTGTCTAAGTTTGGCCGGTAACGCCATAAAAGAGGCCTCAGCCTCTTTAATTTTATTCATCGCTGAGTGATAGTCATTCACTCCGCTAAAATCGCCGTATGACGGCTCTATAGCCGTTACAGGAACTTTTCCAGTAACGCCAAACATACGAACTATCGTATTAATATCACATTCTTCTTTAAATGACTGTTTAGCAAGGGATTTACCCTTGCACTCCAATCCAGAATCATGAGATGCAATCATCATGTCATAGTTATAAGGGGTACGTATATATAATTTCGTCATTTATTAGCCTCATAATGTTTATTAATAGTAACACCAGGCTTTACAGAACGTACAAGCCCACCAACTGCATTCAATGCAGTAGATCCATCTCGAACAATATAAGGAGCAGTGCCAAAAATATCATAATAATTGCCCTCAGCAATATTACGAGGCATTAAATAATTCATACCCTTAGCAGTTGCAGTCTGAACTGCAGCCTGCGTACGCATTAACTGGGTATTCATAATAGTATTTTTAATACGCTCTGGAATATGTTCATTTTCTAAAAGAACATGCAACGTCTGGGCTCTTTTAAGAGCAGCAGACGCATCCGCATCCATCGCTTGAGAGCCAACTAAACCAAGCTGACCCTCTTTAAGAGAAATATCAGCTATAGCCTGCTCACGATTAATATTAATCTGACGAGCAGAAGAACCAATAGCAGCACCAGCTTCACCAACATTAGCACTGGAACTAGCTTGTGCACCAGTTGGAACAGCTGCACCACCTTGAGAGTAAGCCAACATTGGCGAAAGACCTGCAGCCTTTAAATCCGCAACTCGCCTTTGATAAGCAGTATTCGCCATTTCTTCCTGAAATGATCTATTAGCTTGAGCTTCATTAGACTGATATTCTTGATTGCCTAAAGCACCAAGAGCAGCACCAGCTGCACTAACCCAAGGTTGACCGGTAGCAGCTCCAACAACAGAAGCAATACCACCAAGAGAAGATAAATTAAAACCCATACTAACGCCCTCCGGTTGTTTCCTCACTACTCCTTACGGAGTAGTCGAGGTATATAAAAACCATTATCAGAAATGGTCAATCA